ATGTACTCACGTCTCATCTCAATTAAGTCTCTACCTGCGTTACGTTTCTTACGAGTCGCTGCTGTTTCTTTAATTAAATCCCTGAGACCTGAATCATCTAAATGAGCATATAACAGATGTTTGGGTTGTTTTCTCATTATTGTATTATACACTATGTTGTGTTTATAAAAAAGTAAAAAAATAACTTGTTGATTTTAAATTTATATGATATAATAATGACTATGTTACCCAGGGTTAAAGGTATATCTTATGGGTTGACAAAATTACCAACACATAACTATATAGTCTCTATTGCATTTCTCGTGCATTGTTGTGTTGGTCTATTCGCAGACTCCCCACCTAGTCAATATTTTGACACCAACTCCATTTTCTCCATAATTTTGTGGGGGTACCCTTTTTTATATATACACATACACGCATGTTTTTTTGCACCCCCCTCTTGAGTCCAGTTGTTCTACTTTTGTTCTTGATAATAAGAATCATTATTAATTAGAATTGATAATGATTATCAATATCAGCCCTAGTTGATAACGATTATCAATATCAATGGTGTCAATTATTTGACTATCTAGTTGATAATGATTATCAATATCAATGATAATGATTATTAATATCAATAAAAAGTCCTTTATTTCTGCACCTTCTAGCTTGTGTCATTTCTTTGACATCTCAGTAAAAGCATAAAATGAACTTTTCAACTCTAAATTTCCCAGTCTTTTCAAACCCATAGAGTTCTTAGATAAAATATATATAACAACCCTTTAGGGTTATATATATTTTATCAAGAACTCTTGGAACTGGTCGTGGTTGTCCCAGTTCTAGCTGATTTCCTTCCCAGTTCTTGATAATCTATTTCAAAGATTTTTAGCTAATTTTAGCAATCTGACTGACCAAATCTCAAGATTTGCAAGAGTAGACTGCCCAATCAAAAATTAGCTAGGGATTTAGGTTATTAATAAAATATATATAATAACCCTTTAGGGTTATATATATTTTATATAATAACCTTATCACGATTTTTTTCAGAAGTTAAACTATATAAAGCAAACTGAATAAACAAAATCATTTTAACATTTAAGGAATAAAACTCTATGAATAAAAAACAAATTAAAAACTGGTTAGGCTTAACCAAAGAATACGAAAACATTTCAGAACAAGTCAAGCTTTGTGATGAAAAGTTTTTTATGTTTTTGAAAAAGTCTAGGCATTTAAGAACTGCCTATGGAAAACTTATCAAAGAGTTTCCACAATTCAATAATCAATTATTCTATAAACATTGTTTAAAAATGTATTTGACTTATTGGAAAATTTAATATAAATAAATATATATAATAACCCTTTAGGGTTATATATATTTATTTATTATTAACCATTAACTGAATTGACCACGATTGGTCAGAAAGGGATTTTTAAAATATGGCTATC